AAAACTGGTATAGTGATGTAAATAAAGGTATAACCAAAAGTGTGTTAAGTGCATACTATCATGGTTGGAATCCTGATACTAGACAAGATTTTGTTAATGTGGTTGAAGATAAAGATGGTAAGGTAATTAGAAGAAATCCTAGTGAGTTTTCATCTGAAACCAACAACATGAACTCTAATATTATACAAGCAGAAATAGAAGAGTTAGTAGAGCCTCCACAGTATATAAGGGGTGACAATAATCGTAGAACAGTTAATCCACAGTGGAAAAACTATACTAAGAATAAAGAAAAATTAGAGTCACAAAAACGTATATTGAAAGCAATAGAATCTGGTGATGAAGATAACTTCTATGGTATACTAGGTGCAAATATTCAAAGTAAAAGTATTTACTATGATCTATTAAGTGTATTTGGTAGAAAAAATTTTGATGCACTTAGAAAGAAAGCAGAAGATAGGTATTTTAAAGAGACTAGTTTTAAAGACTCTCCAATAAGACTTAACGTAGCTTTTCTTTCTCAACGTGGAATGACTAAAGCATTTTCAGATATATTTTTAGAAGAACTTAAAAAAACAGAACAATTTTACATGTTAGAGTCCAATGAATGATGATTTAGATTTTACGCTAGATATGTCTGATCCTGTCGATGACATTGTTGATGACTCTGATTTAGAACAAGGTACTAATAGTAACCAACCTTCTCCAGAAGATGTCATGCGAATGATGGATCCCGGAGAGGCAGAAGATGGTATGAAGGATCAAGGTTTCTTACCTGATGGCCCTATAGAAACACTAAAAGAAGCTGGTAAAGCTCTTGTTGGTGGTAGTATTGATGCTGTAGATAGTGTTGGTAGTTTCTTAGATTTATCTGGAGATACCATACTTACAGGTATGAATAAGTTATTTGGTACAGAAATCAACGATCAAAATGACATAACTAGCAAAGGATATAAGCGAGGAGCATGGTGGGATATACCCGATGAATTAGCTCCAGAAAACGAATCAGGCTTAGGTAATCTTATGAGAGGATTAGTTGAGTTTGGTGTACTGACAGTAGCTACAGGTGCTGTTGGTGGTGCAGCGGGTGGTGCTGTTTTGAAAGGAGCAGGTTTAACTGCTGCAAGAACTGGTACACAGGCATATAAAGCAGCAAGGTTAGCTGGGTATGGTAAAAAGGGTGCTAAAATGATACACTTTATACCTAAAGGAGCAAAGATAGGAAAGATAGCAGCCGAAGGTTCTATAGCAGATCTTATCTCTACTAGCTCTGAAACAGCTAACATAGCTAACTTAGTTGAGGATTTTGCTCCATTTATACCACTTTCACAAGCCTTAGCTGTTGATCCAGAAAAAGACGGTTCTTGGTTAGCAAGAATGAAAACTATTACAGCTGGAGCTGGTGTAAATTTACTTGGTCACTTTTTGGGTGGGTATGTAAAAGCTGCATACAGAGCTGTAAAAGAACTAAAAGCTGGTAAAACTGTAGATCAAGCTAATCTAATTGCTAACAAACAACTAGCTAATGATATAGAAGAAGGTTTTACTAAAGATGCTGAAAACATGGATAGACTAGCTGCTGATGCTAAGGCAAAAGGGTATGGTCTATCTGGTAAAGATAATAGATTAGAGTATGTTGAAAAGCATCTAGAGATAGAGGATGCTAAAGAGTACAAAAGGTTGATAGAAGGTGAAGATCCTAGTGACTTTACACGTGAACGTATTATTAAAAATAACCCAGAACTAGATCCTGAAAACTATCCTGTCGATTTAGTTAGAGAGTTAGCAGTAAAAGATATAGAAGAGTTGTCTGAACAGGTAGGTAAAAGTAAAGGTGATCCTTGGTTAGCAGATGAAGATGCTGGTTTAGAACAATTAGCAGATGCAAAACTAAGTCAAAAAGATCCTTTTGTTGATGCTCCATCATTTGATAATAATGAAAAAGCTAGTTTACGTCCAGACAAACCCACTATAAAAGAAGCTACTGAGCAAAACATAGAAGAGTCTGTAGCTAGTATGAAACGTGGTGATAAGCCATCTAGTCCTAGCCCTATTTGGACAGAATCAACTTTAAAAAAATTAACTTTTGGTGATGTAAAAATTGCTAAGATATTAGATGATGTAGCAACTACAGTATCAGAAAAGTTATTTAAAGAACAGTCTACGTTATCAACTTTAAAAAAAGCATATACTCCTGCAGAGTTTAAAGATCTTATTATACGTCAAACAGATGAAATACAAAGTGCGATAGTGTCAGGTAAAGATGACTTTGCTAAAGCTATCCAAGATTATTTAAATGGTAAAGCTACAAACTATATACACTATATGCACGATGGTACAGGTCTAAGAGTTGTAACTCCTGCAACTAGACATGCTATGAATTTAGTTATATTAAATTTAGCAGAACAAATAAATTCTTTAGCTATTGCAGCAAAAGACTTACCAGATGGTGCAAATAAATTACGCCAAAACGATCAGATATATGATCTAATGAAAGTATTGACCATTGAACAAAAGAAGTCAGCATTTATGGCAGGTAATACATTGTTACAAAACAAAAATGCTTTACTAGATACTTTTGTTAAAGATATGGTTGATGAAGAAGTGGCATCTATTACACGTGAAGTTACTAGGTATATTGACGAACTAAAGAGAGTTCGTAAAACTATGGGTAAGGAAGCTGCAGAAACTTTCCAAGAAATACACCGTTTATCAGGTGGTGTTGTTAGACATTATGATTCAATCAACAACTATCTTATAGCTAAACGTACACTAAATCCATACAGAATGATAGCTGGTACTACAGTTGATGGTGTTAAAGTTAGACCTCGTATTAATGATGAGTTAGCTTCAGTATACTACAACTCACTACTTAGTGCTCCTAGAACATTTATCAAGGCTGTAGCTAGTACAAACATGATAGCTATGATGCGACCATTGACTGCATTTTTAGGTGCTAAAATGGGTGGTAATGCCGAAGAAGCTGTTATAGCAGCTGCTATGCTAGATTCTACTGGTAGAGCTTTTGCTGAGGGTTTACAAGCATTTAAACATAACTGGGACTTAGCAGTTAACAAAGGTAAAGCACAGACTTATTCTGGTAAGTTTGATGTAGCTAAGGATATAGAAGATTGGAATAAATTAAACTCATACTACAAAGACTTTGGTAGCAAAGCAGACTCTGCTGGTTATGCTTTTTTAGATTTTGTAGTTAAATTTAACAATAGTCCTTTTTCTCGTTATAGTACAACTATTATGGGTTCTGGAGACGCTTTAGCTAGAACTATTATAGGTAGACATGAAATGAGAATGAGAGCTGCTAGAAAGGCTCTTGAAGATGGTGTCGATATAAATAAGGTTAGAGAAGTAGCTGCAAAAATGGAAAACAACTTTAGAGATGAAATATTTACTAAGGTAGATAATCAATACGTTGTTACAGATAGAGCAGCAACTTTAGCTGGTAATGAGTCAGCATTGACCACAGCTTTACCTGCAAACATATCAGCTTTTCAAAATCTACAAAACATACCAGTTGTTGGACAGTTTTTCTTTCCATTTATGAGAACTGGTTATAATGCTTTACGTTTAACATTTAGTCATACATACTTAGAAAAATTAAGTAAAAAATATAATGACATAGTAAATGTAAGTAAAACTGACCCTTCAGTATTAAAACAGTACGGTATAAGACCAGAGGATGTAGACTTTCATCGAGGCATGATGGAAGGACGTATGGCTGCAGGTACAGGATTAATGACTATATCAGCTATCATGGCAATGACTGGTGGCCTTACAGGAGATTTACCTCCTGATAGAGAAACTAGAGAGCTATGGAAAGCTAATGGCATACAGCCAAACTCATTTAAATTACCAAACGGTACATATGTATCCTACCGAGAAATGGAACCTTTTAACACTTTATTTGCAGTAGCAGGTAATTTATTTACTAACCAACATGTGTTAGGTGAAGATGTGTTTGATGATGCAGTTGCTAAACTTACATTTATGTTTGGTTCTATTTTAATAGATAAGTCTATGTTAGCGGGTGTTGACGATTTAGTCACACTGTTTAATGCTAACAGTTCTGGAGGTCAAATAGAAAGATTAGGAGCTAGATTTTTAAGATCTGCTTTACCATATTCTGGTATGAGTCGTGCTCTTGCGGATGCTATACAGGCAAACCAAGTAGAAGCAAATAATATAGCAGAAATGATAATACAAAGAGATCTTGGTTTTAAGGCATTGAATCCTCCTAAGTATGACATTTTAGCAAAAGACCGTTCTGGTAAACCATTTATACCTTCTCCTACAAATCCATTATTACGTGTCTTAAACTTTGTAAGTCCTGTAACTATAGGTTATGCAGAAGGTGATGTAGTAAAAGAAGCCTTGTATGATATTGGTTACAATATACCACAAGAACTAAGTTACTATGAAGGTGAACCCTTAACATCTAAGGAAAAATCTGAGTTACAAAAGTATATGGCTACAGATGTCAGCTTTAGAGCAAACTTAGAGGCGATAGTGACAAACCCAGAGTGGAAACAAGCAGTCAAAGACTATAAAAAAGCTGGTGTTTTAAACAGACAAGGATACGAAGTAAATTCTACACCATTTTACCAACAGATAAGAGAAGAGTTTATAGCTGTAAAAGAGAGAGCTATGACTCAAATATTAGCTGAAAACGCACAACTTGCTGACAGAGTAAATCTTAGAAGAGCAAGGGGAGCACAAACAGGAGCAGGTATATATAGAAAATTAGATGATTTAAAAAAACACGGAATTTAACATTGATTATCAATGGCAGTTACAACTAAAAAAACTTTCCCCGTTACGACTGGTCTGTCTACAACAGTATTTAGTCCTGTCGGGATACAATTGAATAACCCAGATGATCTAGATGTGTATGTTAAACTAGCGGGTGGTACTAGAGTGTTACAGCTACGCCAGTCTACTGGTAGCACTGCAACATCTAGTCACCCACAAGTAAATAATACAGATGGATTATATTTTCCTGCAGTTGCTGTAGGTACAACTTTATACAACTATACTCTTTCCGCTGATAACAATACAATTACCTTTAACTCTGGTTTACCTATTGCAACAACAGTTTCTATTGAACGTAGAACAAGAGACGCATCTGGTACATATACAACTTTTGCTAATGGTAGTACTATAAGAGCTAAAGAACTTAATGATTCATCTCAAGAGTCTAATTTTACAGCTCAAGATGGTAGAAACAAAGCATTTGATTTAGAGGGTAAACTTTTTGATGGCCCTGCAGATACAAGTATAAAAACTAAATTAGCTGGTATAGAGTCTGGAGCTACAGCAGATCAAACAGCAGCAGAAATAAGAGCACTTGTTGAAAGTGCTAGTGATAGCAACGTGTTTACGGATGCAGACCATAGTAAATTAAATGGTATTGAAGCAAGTGCAACTGCTGACCAGACTGCTGCTGAAATAAGATCACTTGTAGAATCAGCTACAGACTCTAATGTTTTTACAGATGCTGACCATACAAAATTAAATAATATAGAATCAAATGCTACAGCAGACCAAACATCAACTGAAATTAAATCATTACTAGCTAGTGATAATTTAACAAGTGCACACCTTGCACAAGACTCTGTTGGTTCTAGCGAGATAGCAAACGATGCTGTTGGAGCAGATCAACTAGCTAATACCTCTGTAACAGCTGGTACCTATGGTAACTCTACATCTATACCAACAGTTACTGTAGACGCACAAGGACGTATTACAGCAGCATCAGGTAACTCTGTTAGTTTTGATGTTGTTGCAGATACATCACCACAACTTGGTGGTAACTTAGATGTTCAAAGTAGTGAAATAACTACAAGTACAACAAACGGTAATATTAAAGTAACACCTAACGGTACAGGTGTTGTAGAAGTAAAAGGTGCTGGAGGTAACGATGGTACATTACAACTTAACTGTTCAGCCAACAGTCACGGTGTAAAAATAAAATCACCACCTCACAGTGCAGGAGCAAGTTACACACTTACATTACCAGTAAATGACGGTGATAATGGTCAATTTTTAAAAACTGACGGACTTGGTACTCTTTCATGGGATACTGTATCTGGCGGTGGAGGCGGTGGAGGCACTGCTGCACCTAATAATATTGTTACCATATCAGAAAGTGTTGATGGGACACGCACTGATTTTAGCATGTCAGTTACTCCAGCAAGTGCACAAAACTTAATTGTTAGTGTTAATGGTGTTGTACAAAAACCAAACGCTGGTACAACTATATCTGGTAGTGCAGAAGGTTACTGTATATCTGGATCTACACTTAAATTTGCTACAGCACCTACTAACGGTTCTAGCATATTTATTATAGAACAATCAGCTACAGTAGCTAGTGATAGAATTATAGAAGGTAACTCTAATGTAGACATATTTGATGACAACTCTACATCACGTGCTGTTGTCAACCTAGATGGTAACGAAAAGTTTAGAATAAACGAAGATGGTCAAATTGGTCTTGGTGGTGCTAACTATGGTACATCAGGTCAAGTATTAACAAGTACTGGAGCTAGTTCAGCTGCTTCTTGGAGCACTGTAGGTTCTACAGGTTTAGCTAATGATGCAGTAACAACAGCTAAGATTGTAGATGATGCTGTTACCGCAGCTAAACTTGCTAACTCTATAAATACAGAAATAGCAGCTAACACAGCTAAAGTAACTAACGCTACTCACACAGGAGATGTTACAGGAGCTACATCTTTAACGATTGCTGCTAATGCCGTAACAACAGCTAAGATTGCAGATGATAATGTAACAGCAGCTAAAATATCTAATAATGAAGATTTTACAATAAATTCTATAACTGTAGGTAAAGGAGCAAACTCTGTTAGTGGTAACACTGTTGTTGGAGAAACAGCTTTAGATGCTGCTGTGACTGGTGGAAATAATGTTGCTTTAGGTTATAACTCCTTAACAACAAACACAAGCGGAAATTCTAATACGGCTCTTGGTTATGGTACTCTAGCAAACAATTTGACTAGCAGTGCTCAAACTGCTGTAGGATATAATGCACTTACATCAAACACAAATGGACAAGGTAATACAGCAGTAGGTAGTTATGTTTTAGATACAAACGTAAGTGGTAGTTTTAACACCTCGGTAGGAGAAAATTCTATGGGTGCTAATAACTCAGGTTCATACAATACTGCTATTGGTTATCATGCATTAGATGCAAACGTCACAGCCAATGCAAACGTGGCTATTGGTGCTTCTGCGTTAGGTGCTAATCTTGCAGCTGATAATACAGCTGTTGGAGTTGCAGCCTTAGAAGATAATACAACTGGAGGTGCTTTAACTGCTGTTGGTAGATATGCCTTGGCAAATAACACTACAGGATCAAACAACACCGCAATGGCTTATGGTGCTATGACTACTAACACTACAGGCACCTCTAACGTAGCTATAGGTAATAGTACACTAAATAACAATACTACAGGAAGTTCCAATACGGCTGTTGGAGTTGATGCTTTGCTTATGAATAGTACTGCATTTTACAATTCAGCATTTGGTGTAGCAGCGTTACGTTTTAATACAACAGGAACTGCAAATAATGCACATGGAGTAAATGCTTTACATAAAACAACTACAGGATCTCATAATAATTCTTTTGGAGTTAATTCTCTCTATAATCTAACTACAGGAAATCATAACAATGCTTTTGGTGACGCTGCTTTATACACACTTTCAACTGGTAGTGAAAACTGTGCTTTTGGTGGCGGTGCTTTATTTTTAACTACTACAGCAACAAATAATAATGCCTTTGGAAAAAATAGTTTATATTATAACACCACGGGACATAACAATGTAGCCTTAGGTTTTCATGCATTACATCACAGCACGACAGGAGCTTATAACGTTGCTATTGGAAACTATACTTTAGACAATTTAAGTGCTGGTATAAACGGTATGACTGCTGTAGGTCATGAAGCGTTAGGTGCAAACACTACGGGTTACAGTAACACTGCCCTTGGTGAAAGTGCTATGCGTCTTAACACTACGGGGTATGTGAATACTGCTGTTGGTGTGGGTGCTATGCGTGACTGCACTTCTGGTGCTGGTAATGCTGCTGTAGGTGAAGCTGCTGGTTATGCTATTACTACAGGATCAAACAACACTTGTATGGGTAGAGTATCGGGAAGATATATTACTACAGGTCATAGTAATGCTCTCCTTGGTATGCAATCTGGTTTTAGCATTAATACTGGAACTGGTAACACGATGGTTGGATTAAACTCTGGCTATCAACTAACCTCAGGGTCTAATAACGTAGGAGTAGGAGCAAGTTCTTGTAATACTGTAACTACAGGTAATGATAATGCTTTAATTGGTAATAGTACTGTTACTAATGGTACAAATGCTTATCGTCAATTTGTGCTTGGTCATTCTTGTACAGCTATTGGTGATTACCATGTAACTATCGGTACTAATGCTAACGGAAGAGTTTATAACAATTATAGTGCTAATAATACATGGACACGCAGTTCAGATGAAAGGTTAAAAAAAGATATTTTAACTAACACTAACTGCGGTTTAGATTTTATTAACGATCTAAGAACAGTTACTTATAAATGGAAAGCTCCTTCAGAAAGACCTAAAACATTTGTAGGTTATGATGCTACAGAAACAGAACCAGCATATAAAGAAAAAATGTATGGTTTTATAGCACAAGAAGTTAAAGCAGCATTAGACAAACATAATATTACTGATTTTAATGGTTGGACTGAAACATCTGATGGAGAACAAGGTATTTCATACGAAATGTTTGTTATGCCATTGGTTAAAGCAGTACAAGAATTATCAGCAAAAGTAACAGCCTTGGAGGGCAAATAAATGAAACAAAGAACATCTGAAGAGATAGCACAAATTTTTAAAATTGCTGGTGATAGCGTTACTTTAATTAACACTGAAACTTCAAAGTATAGCTATGAAACAGTAGATGATTGGAAAGATCGTATTAAACGTAATGTAGAACATCTTGAAACTATAAAAGCATATAAAAAAGAAGATGATACTACATCTATTTGGACTAGCGAGAGTTTTACTGATATAGATGCAGCTATTGTTAAAGGTAAAACAATTTATGGAGGTTAAGTGGCATTAACAAAAATATCAACAGATGGTGTCGATGATGATGCCATTACGTCAGGTAAAATACCTGCGAATGCAGTAGGGACGAGTGAGATAGCTGGAGGTGCTGTTGACTCTGCTAAGTTATCAACTGCTGTTAATTCAGCTATAACACTTAACACAAATAAAGTAACTAATGCTACACATACAGGTGATGTAACTGGGTCTACATCTTTGACTATTGCAAACAATGCTGTTAACAATGCAAAAGTAGCTTCAAACGCAGCAATAGATGGTACTAAAATTTCTCCAAACTTTGGAAGTCAACATATAGTAACAACAGGCCCTATTACTATGAGTGGTGGTTTAACTAACGCCACTACTGGTAATGCACATATTGTTTTAGACAGTGGTACAGGCAGTGCTGCTGGTAATCAATTATCGTATATTGATTTTAAAATTAATGGTACGGTAAAAGGTAATATTGCTGTAAGTGAAACAAGCTCTGGACTTCCTTTAGAATTAAATTCTGCTACAGGTACAGGAGCTGTACAATTATATAATGCAGGTTCTCTTAAATTATATACTCATACTAACGGTGTAGTTTCAGTAGGAAATTTAGGAGCTGGAGACCATGTAGCTCCTAGTTGGGTAAATGTAATCTATGCTGGTGATAGTATGGATTTACAATTTAAGCATGATGGAAATAACAGTGTAATTGAAAACTATACAGGTGATCTTTACATTCAAAATAACTATGCTACAAGTGCTTCAAATGCTTTGTATATTAGATCAAAAGCTGGTGAAAATAGTATTTCTTGTTTTAGAGATGGTGGAGTAGAGTTATATCACGATGGTACAAAAATAGTTAGTACCAGTGCAACTGGAATCTTATTTAATAATGATACCAGTGCTAATAATGCTCTTGGAGATTATGAAGAAGGTACGTGGACACCTTATTTTGCAGGGTATACTACTGCTGGAACTTTTGGTTACGCTAGTCAAGTTGGAAGATATACAAAAATAGGTAATATAGTACATTATGAATTTGAAATAAGATTGAATGCAATTACAAGTGCTGGAGCAGGAATGCTTAATGTTAGAGGCTTACCATATACTGGAAATGGTGTACCATATTACTCAGGTGGTTCTCTTGCTTATTATGAAAATTGGGCTAGTGGTATTACCCCTTCAGGTATTTTAAAAGATGTTAATAATGATAGACTTTTTATTTATAAAAATAATCAAGCTGTAAATAGACTCAATATGGATTCTAGTAATTTAACAGCAAATACTAGACTAATAGCTTCTGGTACTTACCTAACTAACACTTAACTTTAAATTAATTATATGGCATTATCTGAATCAATCGAATACGACAAAATAGAAGTCGTTACACAGTACAAACATGTACAGGTAAGAAAAGCAACAGTCATTAAAAAAGATGACAAAGAACTAACAAGATCTTTTGAAAGATACGTTTTACATCCAGACCAAGACATAAGTGGTGAACCAGCAGAGGTTAGTGCTATATGTAATGCAGCTTGGACGGATGAAATAAAAGAAGCATGGAAAAAATACCAAGCATCTACATCCCTACCGTAGAAAAAATACAAACAATATCTATACCTTTACCTACTGCTGACGTTCCTAGTTATGTACCTTTGGTAGTACCCCCTAGTGATCTTAGAGAACCAGAGGGTACACAACCAGTTACTACAGAAACTACAGAGCAACCAGCACCGAGCATTAATATACCAATGGTTGATATAAATGTACCACTGCCTACCACAGAAGTAGTAGTGGCTGCAAGTTATGCAGCGGTATCTGCCGTAGCAGTAACTACGTTTGCTCAACCTTTTTTTGACACTATAAAGAAAAAACTACAAAAGTTTATACAAGGTAAAGTTGATAAATGGAAGAAGAAAAAATCATTAAAGGACAACCAAAAAGTTTCCTAAAAAAGATAAAAGAGAATGTAGACGACCATGATGAACAGATGCAAATACTAGGTGCATTAGTGCGTTTAGGAGTTGTTGTTTGGTCTGGTTTTATTATTACTCTTAATTATGTTGAGTTACCTATGGTTAAAAAACCTTTAGGAGCATCATCAGACATCACGTTCGTAGCCTCGATTTTTACGGGAGCACTGGCCACGTTCGGGCTATCTACAGGTAGAACAAAAGGCGAAAAAGACAAACAACCAAAACAATGAAAAAATTATTTATTGCTATGCTACTGTTACCTGCAGGTGCATATGCTAATGTTGTAACCCCTCAGTTTACAACAGGAAGTATGAACGCAACCACCACTACAACTCAAACCGTAACCGAAGTAGAGCAAAAACAAATTTTCGGTGCAGAAGTAAAAACTTGGAACGGTACAAATGTAACACCTTCAGCTGATATAACTGGCACTGGTACTACATTTTCTGTAACAGACACCACTTTACCTTGGACACTAGAAACCACATCAAGATCCGCTGGATTAGTTGAACAATGGGATACCACAAGAAACTTTACAATAAACTCTACTACTACCTCGCTTTCTGTATTCTCACAATAACACCAGTATATGCGGAAGGAGACACCAATAACACGTCCAACCCTGTGGCAGCAGCAACAGGAAATGTTACCAATCAGGCTGTGCAATTTCAAAATAATGGAGCACCGTCT